CCATTTACTCCAAATGATTATACAGACATTAAAAATTATATAGAAAATGCAAGAAACGAAGGAAAATCATACAAAGAAGAATATACCGGAATCATTCGTGAATCTTCGGAAGATTTGGGACGATGGGAAACAGACTCCGGAAACTCCGACGCTGGAATCGGTAGCGTTTCTGTACCGTCTATGGGGAAACGAACACCGGATAGAACAGATAATGAGCGAGAATCCAAACCTGTCAAAAGCAGGGGCGACGAAAATCCTGAAACAGGAACTGAATCAGGAACAAACAAATTAACCCAACTTCAACAAAAGTACGTCGATGAACAAAAGACGGCTTACAATAAAAAAATAACAGACGACAAGAAGGCGTTAGATTCAGCTATATCCGAAAGGAACAAAAACGTAAAGGAATTTTACAAAGCCAATAGCCCTTTCCGCGGTGAAACAGAACAAAGAAATATGTTCAGCGATGAAGAAATGACCAACATATCGAATGAAAATGCAAAACGTATCAATGAAAAATACCAATCAGCAGTAGATAACGCAAGGGAAGAGTATAACCGGTTAGTTAACGACCGTCCATCGGTTATTGAACGATTCGCAAAAGAGGCTCAATCACAAACCGAGATAGCAACAGAAAAATCCCCGCAAGAAAAACTCGATGATGTTGGCGGCGATTTAATCGCTCATGCCAAAAGAGAATCCAAGAGCGCAGAAATAAAATCGGAAGAAGAAAGAGTAGATACCAATCCAACGGATGCTCAGAAAGAAGCCGGTAATTATCAAAAAGGACATGTAAAAGTTCAGGGATTTGATGTTTCCATTGAAAATCCGAAAGGTTCAACACGTTCAGGGACGGATGAGAACGGCGAAGCGTGGAATCAAGAAATGAAAAATAGTTATGGTTATATTCGTAGGACAACAGGGATGGATGGCGACCATATAGATGTATTTCTTGGCAATAATCCAGCGAGCAAAAAAGTGTTTGTTGTCGACCAAAATCGACCGAGTGACGGGAAATTCGATGAGCATAAGGTGATGTTGGGGTTTAATTCTATTGATGAAGCTCGCGACGCCTATCTGTCGAATTATGAAGACGGATGGAAAGGACTTGGAAACATTACCGAAACTACCGTTGACGACTTTAGCAAGTGGGTTGATAAGGATGGGGCGAGGACTAAACCGTTTTCGGATTACAAGGATAATCAAAAGGAAACTCCAGATAATATGCGTTTTCAAACTGCAAGCGAAAAATTGCAGGAATCGCAAAATGATTTTACTCCTATTACCAAAGAACAGACTGACGCTTTGATTGAACCATTGAAAGCCAAAGGATTGGCAAAGGATTTGATTTATGATGAAACTGAATATGATAAGGCTTTCGATAAAGCAAAAGAAAAGCTAAAATACAAAGATGGTACTACTTACGGTTTTGTGACCGACGATAAAGTTGTTTATCTCGATCCAAGAAAATTGAACGCCAACACTCCGATACATGAGTTTGGACATCTGTATTGGAATGTGATGCCTTCGGAAATGAAAGCAAAGATTACCGAGCTTTTGAAACAAACTCCGAAATGGAAAGAGCTTGAAGACAATCCGGCGTATTCTTATTTGGAAACAGATGACCAGAAGGCTGATGAGATTTTTAATACTTTGCTTGGTAATGAAGGAGAGAAAAGTCAAAAGGTGCAGGAAATCATAGGCAACGATGTTAAGCTGACAGATAAGATAAAGAGCACAATCGGCGATGTTTGGGAATGGGTAAAAGCAAATATATTTCAAAAAACTGATGCAAAAATCAATCAGTTTACAAAGAAGACTTTGGGCGAATTACTGAATGGGAAACCGGTTTATGAAGAAGGTGGAAGCGTCTTGGATTTTAACAGGAGAATGATTGATTGGAAAAAGAATAATTTGGATGAATCCAATAGTTCATTAGATGGATTGGAAATTATTGATACGCCAAAACATAATTTTAAAAATATATCAGAAGCGAGAAAATGGGCAAAAGAAAATATTGCTGGTACTTATCATAATACAAATACAAGTGAAGATATTGACGTATCAAAAACTGTTATAGATAAATATTTAAGCCAAAGCGCAGTAGGGAAAAGTGCAAATTTAGATGTGCATTTATCTACATTAAAGCAATTACCAAAACTAATAGAAACATCTGTATTACTAGAAACAAGTCAAGATAGGGATAATAAACCTAAAATTAAAGAAATTCAGCGTTTATATGGCGCAATTAATTTAGAAGGAGATAATTATCCTGTGAAAATAACAGTAAAAGCATATTCACATGGAAAGAATAATGCTTATTCGTATGAAGTAATGAATATTGAAACTCCAGAAAAAGGAGCGGGGACGCCTACAGGTATGAATAAAAATTCAAATTATGCAGCCCTCCCCGATGTAGATGTGAATAAATCACACGACAAAGATACAAATATTTCTGAAACTAACAAAAATAATGAAAATAATGCACGTTTTCAAATCATTCTAACGAATCCCACCGAAGACACTCCAAAACATGAGCCCGGAGAACATCCTCTCGATTATGCCAAACGTGTAACAAGATGGTTGAGGGAACAAGCGAAACAAAAAGAATTATCCGAAGGACAACCGGCGAATGACGGTGGTAAAAATATGGTTGGTATTTCTCATGAGGCTTTGAATGATTTGGCAAAAAGAACAGGATTGCCTCCAATAGAAAGAGGGATAGGTTATAACTTAAAAGAACTTGCAAACAGGGGGCGTAAATTATTGGCAGCAGGAGCTGACCCAAAACAGATTGAAGATGACTTTTATAATAAAAAATTATTAGACGGAAATATGATATCTGTTATACGTGCAAAAATTGAGGATTTGAAAAAGAATATTGATTCAATATCTGATAAAAGCAGTAAAGCATTTAAAGATAATTTTGACGAATGGAATCATTACATACAAGTCGTAAAACATATGGGCACAAAAGCTGGAAATGATTTTGGGTCATTACGAGGACAAAGAGATTTAGATACAGATACGTTCTCTTATATTGCATTGGCGACTCAAAATAAAACCGGAAAATCACTTACAGAAATTCAAAAGAATAAGATAGAAGAACTTACCAAAGAAAACTCGGATTTAAAACAGCAAATTTCGGATCATGAGAAAAAGTTGATTGAAGCGTTAGACAAAGAACATAGTAAAATTGTCAGTACAGAAAAAGCGCCAACAACCCAAACGCCACAAAAGAAAAATATTGTAGCGCAAGGGAAATCATTAGCTGACAGAATACGAAAAGCAAAGATTCATCGTCCAGATAGTTTTATGGTTGCTACACCAGCGTCTCTTGCATGGGATGGCGGCGTTGAAGTTGTTGCAAGGACAGCGGAAACCGGAGCAAGATTAGCGGATGCTATACAGCAAGGAGTTTCTTATATCAGAAATACGGATTGGTATAAGAATCTTTCGGACAGCAAAAAAGAAAAAGCGGAAGATGATTTTGTTAATTGGAATAACGACCAAAGCGGATTGACTGACTTGCAATCGCAGTTTGTCGATAAACACGATAACAAGTTTACTCGAGAAGAAGCAAAGGGAATATGGAATTACATGAAACAAAATTATATCAGTAATGGAACTCCATACGCTGACGCTGTTTCATACGTAGCAAACGATTTGGGATTAACAATGGAACAGGTAAACAATGCCATTATCACTCCTAAAACGAAGCCATTAGCAGATGCAGTCTGGAAAGCAAATAGAGACCTTAGTCGCAATCGTGCAGTAACGCAACGCTGGGTAGATGAACAGTCGCATTCGGAAGCGTATAAAAAATTCAAGAAAGCGACAGAGTTATTCAGGGAAGCTGCCGTATTTGGTCATGGAGGTATATTTGTCGGTACGCACGCAATGCCAACGCTGTTTGACTTACCACACGCCAAACATACCGTAAAAGCAATGATTGACGCCTACAAATTCGCTTATGGAAATGAAGCTAACTATGAATTGATGATGAGAGATTTGGAAAACTCTCAGAATTACGTGATAGCACAAAGGGCGGGATTACAGAACGACCCGCGCCGATTTGGTTCTGATTCCGAAATTACAAGCAACTGGTTCAAAAAATGGTCAACTGCCGGTGAGCGGGGATTTAATGCTATCAAAGTTCTTAGACAAAAATTGTTTGATATAGAGTACGAAAAATTATCCGCAGCAGAAAGAGAAGATTCCGATTCGGTAAAGGCAATAGCTCAAATAATCAATAATGCTACCGGCGCTACAAATATGAAGATGTCCGGATGGGTAAATGACGTGACTTTTGCCGGAGGCATGGAGGCGTCGCGCTGGGAAAGAATTGTAAAAAATCCGGCAAAAGCATTAGGTATTCTTTCTAAATGGAACAGAGCGACAACTGCAGAGAAAGTGTTTGCTAAAGTATGGACAAGAAGAGCAGCCATAACTGCTGGGACTTATATGCTCGGATTGACTATAAATAATGCTTTAAATTATTATTTCTATGGCGATGATAAACATAAGGTAAATTTCTTTAATCCATTGAAAAGCGACTGGATGCAATACAAAGTCGGCGATGTTACTTTAAATCCTACATCCGGCGTTCTTTCTACATTACGATTTGCAGTAGGATTGGCAAGTCTTCCATTTGTAAATTCAGGAACAATTAAGAATGAATATCATGCAGATAACAGATTAGATGCTTTTGGAAAGGATGTTTTAAAATACGGAGAAGGTAAATTATCCCCCTTTTATTCCACTGTATTGGAAAATATTACACATCATGATTATAGTGGTAACACACTTCCTTTTTATGATGATAAGCCTCTTTATGGATTTAACCACAAAATGAGTTATACAGAATATTTATTATCGAAAGCTCCACTTCCAATTGCCGAAGCATCCCAATTGTATAATGAATCTATTCGTAATCAGGGCGTTCCGGAAGACAAGGTGCATGCGTTCTGGAAAGCTATTGAACATGGCGTAATCAGCGGAACAACCGGTGCAAGACTGTATGATAATACCAAACAGGAAGGCGAAAAATACAATTCGTTAATAGACTATTACAAAAAAGGAACTGAGCAAAAACTTAGTGATATTGACAATGACGTTTCAACGGTTGTATCTAAAGGAAAAGATTATTCAAAAGAATATTTTGATGCACATAAACATGAGATATTAGAAGGAAAAGATCCTTTAAAATATAATGATGACATGCAGAAATACATAAATGAAAAATTGAATGTGGATTTTAAGAAGAATAATGACATTGATTTAAAAATAAAAACGATTAATAAAATGGAAAAGTCTTTGCCTAACTTAAAAGGAAAAGAAAAAAACGATATGGAAGAAAGACTTTCCAAATACAAAGATGGGGTAATCAGATTACATGATGCAATGAAAGCAAAGGATGATTCTGAATTTGATAAAATATTGAAAGAATTGAACAAATAAAATCTCTCTAGCAAATATGAAAGTATTTGAATATGAATTATAAATTATGAATTTTCAAAAAGTAAAATTATGAAAGCAAAGAAATGCGGAAAGCCTACCAAACGCTCAGGCGGTGGAAAAAGAGGATGCTAAACCCAATGTTAACTTTACGTTAATTTTAGGTTAAATTTATCTCAATGCCCGGAAATGATGTTTTGGGCATTGTTTTTATCTACACTTTTCATTTTTTCATTTCTATAACATACTATTAACATTGGATTTTGTTTTTTCGCACTCAAAAATAATGCGATGGCTATAAGAAAATCAAATCCAAAAATAGCTTCTAAATATTTTCCGAAACAGAAAAAGATAGATACTGTGCGAAACAGCGAAGGTTTGTACAGTAAGAATGATGTGGTCTTAATGGATGCTTATAACGCATGGGTTGGACTGGATGATTTCCGAAGGAAGGCAAGCAGAAACAAAAGATATACCTTTGAGGATCAGTGGGGGGATTTTATCAAAGTTGGATGCGATGTGATGACCGAGAGGCAGAGTATTATCAAACAGGGTAATGTTCCACTGCAAAACAACCGGATACGTGGAATCGTCCGTTCGGTAGTCGGCGTTTTCCAGTCGCAGCAGACCGAACCAGTGTGCGTTTCCAGAGAAAGAGACGATCAGGGAAAAGGGGAATTGATGTCAACGACTTTGCAGTATGTTTACCAACTGAATAAACTTTGGGGAATTGACAGCCTGAATTTTAACTATTTCCTTATCACCGGACTTGCCTCTTTCAAATCTACTTATAGCTGGATGAACAATAAAATGGATGTGTGGACGAATTTAATCAATCACAACAATATATTTTTCGATAATCACATGAACGACCCGCGCCATTGGGACTGTCATTTGATAGGTGAAATTCACGATGTTGGTTTGTATGACGTCATGGATCAGTTTTCAGAAGGTAATCCACAAAGAGCAGAAGAAATACGGCGGATATACAGCTATTGTGATAGGGAAAGGACAATAGATTACGTGAGCAATCTTACTTTGGATGTAAAAAAAGATTTGAATTTTTTTGTACCAACGGACACTACCCGCTGCCGCGTGATTGAGGTCTGGAAAAAGGAAAGCAAAGAGCGTCTTTTGGTTCACGATTCATTGACAGGTGATTTTTATAAGGCTGAAACAGATGATAAGCAATCGATTGAGATTGAGAATCAGAAGCGTTTTATTGAACAGTCTTCTGCCGGAGTAGATCCGGAAGATATGAAATTGATTCAATACAAATGGTTCATTGATAACTACTGGTATTATTATTTCCTTTCCCCGATGGGCGATGTGCTTCAAAAGGGTGAAACCCCGTTCTGGCACGAATCGCATCCGTATTCGTTTAAGATATATCCATTCTATGACAATCAGGTATTTCCTTTCGTTTCGGATTTCATTGACCAGCAACGATACATCAACCGACTTATTATGATGCAGGATTTTGTCACTCGTTCCTCTGCAAAGGGCGTTTTGGCAATTGATGAAAGTTCAATACCAAAAGGATATAAAATACAAGATATTGCAGACCAATGGGCAGTGTATAATGGAGTTATCTTATATACAACAAAAGATAATCCAAATGCTAAACTTCCAATGCAGATAGTATCCAATTCCAATCAGCTTGGAGTATCCGATATGTTATCGATACAGCTAAAGTTATTGGAAGATATTTCAGGCGTTCAGGGAGCGTTGCAAGGAAAAGCGCCAAATGCGGGAACTCCGGCGTCATTGTATATGCAGCAGGTTCAAAATTCAACTACAACTCTTACGGAATTGTTTGAAGCATACCGGGAACTTCGAGAAGATAGGGATTTTAAGAATATGAAATTGATTCAACAATTTTATACTGAACCGAGATATATCAATATAGCCGGAAAAAATTCTACTACCGGATCATTTTTTTACGATCCCGAAAAAGTACGCAATGCAGAGTTTGACCTTTCAATCACGGAAAGCACGGCAACTCCGACATACCGGTTAATAATGAATGACTTTTTGATGCAACTGTTTAATTCCGGTCAAATCACATTGAATGAATTGCTCGAAAATGGAGCGTTCCCGTTTGCCGACAAATTACTGCAAACAATTAATTTGAGACAGCAGAATATACAGACGGGTCAAATGGGACAACAAGGACAAATGGGACAACAGAATAATAATCCTAATATTCAACAGCAAGGTATGATTCCTGAAAATATCAGGCAACAAATTCCACAAAGCAACAATCCGCTTGTACAAAAAATGTTGAACAATCAAAATACACAGCAATGAATCCATTAATGTTTATATATTCACACGATAATATTTTTGCATCGGTAAAACAGGAAGCATCACTGTTGGCTATCCGCAGAACAGATGCGGATGGGAATAATCTATTTGAGCAACTTGTTTTTGATGAAGCGTATTTGATATTATTCAGGCAGTTGTTTTTTGAAGCGCAGGCGGAAGTAACAGTTGCGTTTTCTGGGTATATGAAAGACGTTCCTACCGAAGCTGATTATTTCGAGACGCAGGATTTTTTTGAAAACAGAGATTATGTTTTTTATTTGGTAATGCCGGATGATTGGAATTTTCATCTTTTTAAACCAGTGGATATAAAGGTGAAAGAGTATTTGATAGCTTATATCATGTATCGATGGTTGGAAACGAAATTACCACAGGAAGCTGCTACTTATCTTCAGCGGGCGACGGCTGTTTTAGATGATTCAAGAAATTTGCTTGAAAAAAGGATCAAGATTATGCGTCGGGTTACTGGGTTTTGGGAAATTTAGTTGTACACGACCAGTAATCATCATATCAATATCTTCTTCACTGAATCTAAAAAAATCAATCAAAGATTTATTGTTTTTATCAAGTATAAGAACATGATATATTGTCAATTGGGTATTATCTCTAACATGTAAACTGATTCTATCAATTTTAACCAATTGTTTTCCATTGCACATTGGATAAACTTTATTTACGCTATATTTTGTTTCAATAATCATATTGGAAGTTATTCATTTATCATATTCCACAATTCAAAAATCATCCAACACATATATCCCATAATCAAAGAAAAGATATGCAGCCAAAAATTACTGTTATGCTTAAAAAAACTTACAGTTAAACAAAGAATTATTGAGAATATAAAGACGTACAGTTTATTTTTGTCTTTTATAATCAGTTTTTTAGTTGTTATCATTCCAAAATATATTCCGACCATAGCGTAGATTGCTCCGGAAATTCCGACGGTGGGGAGTTGGTACATCGACATGAACGATGCAAGGAATCCAATTAAAAGGATAGCAATAGCTAATTCATATTTATTGATTATTTTTTCCAATATACGGAACATTCCGATGAATGCCAGTGAGTTGATTGTTAGATGAATGATGTTTGCATGCTGGAACATGTATGTAAAATGCGTCCAAACAGGGGATTTATCGGTGTATCCGATTGATTTGTCAAAGGTTATAAAGACTATAAGGAATATGAGTACAAAAATGTATTTCATTTCGGATTTGATTTTAACAGTTTGTAATACAGATTTGCTGCGTGACGTTCCGAGATATAAAATTGTGGAGATTTTTGTTCGGAAATAATTCGTGCGCAATCCATTGAGTTGAATTTTGGGTTTTCCCGCTTAATTTGAATATATCTTTCCCATATTTCAAAATATAATCTTCTTTTTATGTTATTTCTAATTTTACTTAAACATCCACATCTCACTTTGTTAATTATCCGTGCGTAAATTTCGGTATTCAGATAAAATGATTGAGACTCTCTTATAATTGCCTGTTTTACGATATTTTCAACAGAAATATAATTGGGATTATTTTCTTTGCGTATAGATTCGCACACTTCAAAAAAATCTTTATCCCTTTCTTTTTGGTAATACAGCTCCATAAAATAAATTTTTCACAAAATTAAGTGACATTATTTTGATTAGCAGCGTGTTTTATACAGAAGTTTTGAACATTTGAAAATTATTTTTCTACATGTTTTTTGTTTTTCATTTCTATTACATATTAACCTCTTTTTATTTTATTCTTTTGCTGTTGAATTTATAATCAACGAAAAATGAAAGAAAAAAAAGATGAAGAAAAAGCTCTTACCGGAAAGGATGCTATATTAGGAGCGTATAAAACGGATAATCCAGGCAGTCAAGAGCCGGACGACGCTTCTCTGTATGATTTTGCAAACGAACGATATAACAGCCTGCAAAAGAAATACGATGATTTGAGCGAAACTCACGATAAATTGAATGGAGCCAACGTGCGGCTTGCGGAACTTGTATCGAAAGACCCTAAACTTGGCGCTGTTTTATCTATGATATCCGGCGATAAACCCAAATCATTTCCTTATGCCATTGCTTCTGTTTACGGGAAAGAGCCTTTTAATCTCGAAGGAGACGCTTTAGATGATTTTGAAAAAGGTTATCAGGATAATCTTTCACAATTAGCCGAAAGCAAAAAAGAGCAGGAACAGGCATTGAAAAATATCGAGATGTATAAAAATACGCTTTCGGATTATGGAAAAGAAAAATCATTGTCAGAAGATCAACTTGGAGAGATTAACGGAGGAATTATGAAACTTGCCGACAATATTCTTATGGGATCTATCCCTAAATATATAATTGAAATGGTTCAAAAAGGACTTAATTATGACAAGGATGTTCAGGATGCCGCCGATACCGGTTTTGTAGAAGGTAAAAATCAGAAAGTAGAAGCAAGGATGAAAGAGAAAACAACTCCGGCAGCAGTACCGGATTTTGGAAACAGTACAGGAGCGAATGAAAAACAAAAAAGAAGAGTTTTTCAACCTCGTCCCGGAAGCGTGTACGATAATCTGAAAGATATAAAAATTGAAGGTTGGCGATAATAAATTTAAAATAATAAATATTAAAACAAATGAAAAAGTTTTTTAAAGATTTGAATTATAGCGGATTATTAGTGATGGTAATCATGCTTTTATGTTCTGCGTTTGGTATTGTGGATGCAGGAGCAATGACGGCAGACGTAGCGGCTTCTGTTCCTATTGAAGCGTCTAATGGAGTTCAACAAGGTGTTTCCGCTCATGGAGACGCCTATAATTTGCGTGAAGGTATGTCCGTTGAGTTTGCGGAAGAAAATGTCGAAACGATATTGTTGCGTGAGATTGATAATGAAATTGTAAAGATTAACAGATTCAGGTATCCGCTTGATACAATTGCGCGAAGTATTGGTAAGGCGCGAACAAAACAAAGCAGTTCGCAGGTGGTTTCCTATTACAGTGTTGCAACGCTTCCGTCTGACAGTATAATTACGGTAGAATATGATGATGAAGGAACTCAAACGCCTCTTACTTTTGGTCAAAATGGATGCGATAACGCTTTGATAGCTATCAACCAAACGCTTATTGTTAAAGGTGTGACCGGTTATAAGATTGATGGTAAAAAAGGAACAACCATAGCGGATTCCAGACCTTTGATGCTGTATGTCGTAAACAGACATGCGGACGGTCGCCCTATCGTAGTGGCGGTCAATGGAAAAGGGACAAACTTTACGATTCCCGATATTCCTGCAAATTCAGTAATAACGATTATGGGACGCGCCGCATCGGAGTTTCAAATTCGTACTGATGTGTATAATATCTTACCGACGCCAACCGATCAGTATTTGCAGAAATTTATTGCAGAAGTTGAAGAATCTAATTTCTTCTCGATGAGAGATAAAGAGGTAAGCTGGACTATTACGGATGTGGTGCAGCAGGCGTTAGACCAAATGCGTAAAGAAACCAATAACTCGTATTGGAGAGGCGTAATGGCTATACGTAACGTTCAAAACAGGTATAATCGCAAGCCGGAAGATACGTATTTCACGGAAGGAATCTGGACTATGGCGGCAAAAGATTTGGATGCAGCTGGAGCTCCTTTGACGGCGTCCATGCTGATTGATTACATGAATGCCGGATTTACCGACAATGCCGCATCCGACACTAAATTATTGATGTGTTCTCCGGATTATATGGCTGAATTGTGTAAGGTTCCATTGAATCATCAGTTGTGGTACGGGCCTAAAAAGGAATTTTTCGGATTAACGGTTACTCCTATTGAATCGCCGTTTGGAACTCTTGTTCCCATATTAGATAAATCAATGATTGAAGCCGGTCTGCAAGGTTGCGCGTTTATGCTTGATGCCGATTATATGACTAAGTGGACAATGGGATGGCGTTCGCAGCCGCTTGATAATGTAAAGAATGGAGAAGCAGACAGTACCGGTCGTATTCTGATTGAACCGAGCGGGCTTACGCTTTCATTTCCTGATGCTCATGCAAGGATGTATTTGAATCGTGCGCAATTTGAAGGATAAACCATGAATAAAGTATATTTTTCTAATGATAAAGCGAAGATTTTATTTTTCATAAAAGTGAAGAATGAGCTGAAAAATGTTTCGTTTTCAAACTTCGGAGGTTCTTACTCAACCTCCGATGAAGACGAGCAGAAGGAAATTGAAAAAACGTTCTACTTTAAAAAGGGTTTGATTTATTGCTCCAAAAATTCCGATTCAAAAAAAACGGTTGATACGGAAAAAGATAATCACGAGTTGGTAGAATTTCCCGATGTAACCGATTTGAACGATGCTGTCGCTATTTTGAAAGGCAGTCCGTATAAAATTCATTATTCCAAACTGAAAAGCAAGGATGATATTTTGTCGGTTGCAAAAGATATAGGCGTTTCATTTCCGAATCTTCCAATAGAGTAATTTTAAAACCTATCCAAAAAGGGCTGTTTGATGACAGCCCTTTCTAAAATAAACAAACATGACAAAGAAAGATTATATCAATCGAGTTTTACTCATAATGAATGAAGCCGGATTAATGGATTTGGCTGGAAATTTCTTTATTGGAGCTGACACTGCTCAAATTGATAGATATATTGAAGGGAGCTTTGTCGATGCTTGGAGAAGATGCGTAGCGGTTATGCCAAGAGCATGGTTTGGAATTAAGGATTTTTCAAATTCGTATAATTTTAAGGATATTCCTTCCGGTACGGGATATGTAGTTTTGCCTCCAAATTTTTATCTGTTGGTAAATTTTAAGATGAAAGGATGGGTGAAAGCCGTCTATGAGGCTTCGATAGAAAACGAAAGAACAGCTTCTATTCAATCAAATGAATATACGAGAGGAAGCCAAATTCGTCCAGTCTGTACGATTTCAAACAAACTGATTGAAAACGCACCTAAACAGGTATTAAATTATTATTCTCTTCCAAAAGGTTTAAGCGATCATGTAATAGAAGAAGCGATATTTATTCCTGTATGCAAACCGCTGAATAAAATTGAACTACATGAAGAGTTGGATATAAATCAGCAGGTTATTGAAATATTGGCTTATCTTTCCGCGAGTTCTGTTTTTACATTGTTTGAAAAATACGACATAGCAAAGGCGTTAGACCAAAAAGCGATTGAAATGTTTCCGGGATTAAAATCGGTTAGGGGAACAAATACGACTGTAATACAATAATTATGGACTGCAAGGATAACAATATATTTACTTTATTTTGGGAGTTTATTAAAAAAATTCCAGCGTTACGGTATATGAAACCTCACGTTCGTGAAGTACAGCAACTTTACGAGCGTTATGTGGATGGATTGGAGGATGGCAGTTTTGCTTTTGTGATAAATGAATTTACTTTTTATGGATGGAGTTTTGTTACAAAAAAATGGAATCCGATAGGGAAAAATGAACCTGTTGACTTAACGGAAATAGAATCTCAATTGGACGACCTTAATAAAAAAACAGAAAATTTAATTCCACTTTCAGGAACAAAACCTAAATTTCCGGTAAGTGGAGATTTAATTTTTATGAAAAACACAGGTTTTTCAAATGAAGATTCAAGCGCGACTTTGAAATTAGGATTTGACGATAAAACGTGGCAGTATAATAATCGCGAAATCTTAAATACGGATAATATAGAAGGATTTTTATCCGTATATGCAGTTAGTGATGTTACAGGAAATTATAATTATCTCACAAGACAAGATGCAAGAAATGATGTTCCGCCTGATAAAAGAAAAACATATGGGTTAATTATTATTTATCAATTGGATTCTGCTGAATGGGTTATTGAACAATATGTTGGACATAATTTAGATCCTTTAATTTGGGATATTGACGATTCGTGGAGAAATGTTGACAGTTGGGAACATATTAATAATAACAATGCCCACTTTGTTGAGATTTCCGGAGTTCCAAATATTGATGATTTACCAGAAGGAGCTTATAAAATAAGTGATTTAACAGGATTTCCAATAGATCCAACGAAAAAATATTATTTATTTCAAACATCTGAACGATTAAATCTTGATATCAAACTCTATCAGTTGAAAATTGATTCAAATGGCGTTTCATCAAGAAGTTGTGAGTTTGATATTGTAAACGATACCCGTATCTGGGAAGACTGGAAACAATTGGGAATACCGTTTAAAATCTTTGTTGAAAAAATAGGAATCAACAGCATTATTTATCCCAAGCATTTTGCTTATAACGAAGATTTAACAGTTAAAAATGTGATCCTCGCCAGCAATGCTGTAAGCGCATCTTTCACTGTTGACAGCATAAATTATAATGAAAAAACTCTTATTGGTATTACTATACCGTCTGACAAGGATTTAATTATAAATGATATTGATATTGCGGTCGGATTCGACACGGGAAGTTTAACAATTTTATTCTAATTTATTCTAACATTATGGCAGCAAATGGTTTTACACTAACAAGAAATCCATATAACGGACAATTACTTACGGACAGCAACTGTGTTTATGTTGATGCACAAAATGGTAATGATTCCAATCCGGGCACAAGAGCGTTTCCGAAACAAACATTAGGAGTAATAACAAATCAATCGGCAACATATTTATTATTGGGTTCGTTTAACGGAATTGTTTCGATTTCTATAGCAAGCACAAATATTTATTTATTAGGGGATTTAAACTCGTCATTAGAAAGTGTTTCCTTCAACAAATCATCAGGGTCTGCCGCTAATATATATGTTTATGGATTGAAAATTAATTATCTTGCAATTAATGCAGATAATGGATATTTACAGGATTGCGTTATAAACACTTTGTTTACGAATTTTACAACATCCAAGTTCTATATCAGGGATACATTTATAACCAATGGAACGGTTAATCAAGTCGATTCAGCGAGGGCTACAATAAGGAATCTTTTCGCTTGGCAACAGGGAAGTTTTACAAATTTTCAGGATGTAATTATCACAGACCAAATCGTTTTGTTTAACGCCGCGCTTGCTGCTTTGTTAAATTATTATTTTACAATAAGCAACAGTATTATTCTTAAAACCTGTAAGTGGATTTGGAACGGAAATATAATTCCAATAATATGGACTTCTACGGGTAGTGAAATTAACGATATTAAGACATCTTTAACGAATTACGCAAACAATGTATTGTCAGTACAGGCGCAAAAAGATTATTTGATGAGAATCGTTAATAACATATTTTCGTTTGGAACGATTGTTTATGACGATTCAACGCCGAATGTAAGAGTATTTAACGAATACGATTCGGGCGGAAATGTTTCCGATTACACACTTAATTTTCAAACTACAAATCCAGCAACTTATGTTAGTTCAACAAAAAGTTACGTGGGGGCTTATCGTCCATCCTTTAATTTTAACTTTGACTTTAATAATGTTATTGAAATTGATAATAATGGATATACTACAGGAAATGCAGGGGATTTACTTAAGTATAATGCCGGTATTTATTGCGATGTTAACAGTCAACAAAGTAGAAATAAAGTATCTACTGGAGTTATTGCTATGTTGAAAGGAGATACTATTACAAGATTTCAAGGTAGTTTTTTCCGTTCAAATCAGTTTTATTTGGGCGCATTACAACCATCTACTAGTATTACAAAACAAAATGCTATCCTTGTAGAACCATACGACAATTTAACAACCCAATCTGCTTTTCCAAAGTTTTGTATCCCAATAAACAAGAATGTTCAAATTGCTTACTTTTCAAGCGGAGTAAAAGCGTTACAACCTATTTTATTTAACGATTTAGCCGGATTGGGAATAGCAACAGATAAAAATTTGTCGGAAGTTGGGACTTGGGCTATTACGAACGCTATGGAGGAATGGGATGATGTAGCGGAATTACCTACAACTGTTATTCATGATATAAATTTACGTTATTTCAAGTTACATTTAATTGCAAACAGAATTTAATGGAAGAGTTATTGGATAATTTCGGTTTAGCATCAACGGTTGAATCGGTTCAATTAGACGGATTCGGTTTAGCATCAACGGTTGAATCGGTTCAATTAGACGGATTCGGTTTAGCATCAACGGTTGAATTTAGAACAGAAATGATTATGATTGGTATTGAAAAGACTGAAAGCGGTTCGTTTGTAATGTTTTTTTGCAATAATTAAATTATATGATAGCATATGATATACAAGTATTCTTAAGACTTATAAAATTAGCGTATGCCGGCGTATTGTCTTATTTCGCTTCTCTAATAAGTCCTGTTCATGATTTTATAGTTGTTCTTATTGCACTGGCAACGCTCAATATAATATTTGGATTGATAGAAGACTGGTTTAATTGGAATTTTTTAAAAGCTTTTAAATCTTTTATTTATATTGGAGGGTATTTGTTTTTGCTTTTATTGGCTGTCTTTGTAACCGAAATGATGAAAGTAAAACAGTCGGATATTACCGATATAACAGCTTGGATAACATGGGTAATGATTTGGTTCTATTCAACTAATATACTTCGTAATTGGACTTTGATTCAACCTGAAAATAAGGTAATAGCTTTTATCTATTGGGTTGTATCGTTTAAAATGATAGAGAAAATAAAATGGTTAAAGGAATATATTGATAAAAGGAAAGATGAGCCGAACGCAGATATTAACGGAGATTAAAAAGTATTTTGCAATAAAAGAACTTGTTTGCAATCATGTATATAATCGTTTTGGAGAAAGCGCATGGTTTTTATTGCCTTCCTTTTGGCTGGAAACTTTATTGGCGGTACGGATAGACATACTTCAAAAACCGATGATATGCAATCAATATAGCAGTTCGAGTAGCATGTACACTCAACGAGGAACGCGATGCAATATTTGCCAACTAACCAAAGATGCTACAAAAGATGGTATCAGCTACAACTCTGCGCATTTAAAGAATATTGCCGGAGATTTTAATGTAATCGGCATGACGGCGGAAGAAGCGCGAAAAAAAATTGATGAGAAACAAGATTTGCTTCCCTATCCAATTCGTCTTGAATCAGGTGTAAGTTGGCTTCATATTGACGGATATGATAACGATAATGGTAAAAAAATAACATATTTTACGGAATGAAAGCAACCCGATTATTCGCCATATTGTTTATATCGTTCTTTTTGTTTGTCGGGTGTAAAACAAAGTATATCCCTGTTGAACAAACGCATACTGAATATTTAGACAGATTCGTCAGGGATTCAATATATATGCGCGATTCAATTTACATACACGAAAAAGGCGATACGGTATTTTATTATCGCGATAGATATGTGTATGTAAATAAAATTAAACATGATTCGATTTATATTCACGATTCGATTCCTTACGAGGTTCAAGTTATAAAAGAAAAAATAACCAATAAACTTACATGGTTGCAACAAACACAAGTGTATATTGGTTGGTTGGCTATTACTGGATTATTGGTATTCCTGTTTATAAAATATAAAAGTAAATTGTTATCAATTATAGTTTCACTCATAAAGTAATGTTTTTCATAAATCAATTAAATTAAATCCTAAACCGTTTTGTCTGTGAAGATAAGGCGATTTTTAATTAAACAAGATGATTAAGGTTGATTCCATAATTAAAGAAAATTCTCGAAAAAAAGAGATTTTGAATAAACCATACGACCAGATGACAGGATTGGGTTGCTATGGGAAAAGGGCGTGTCTGAAAATTAATGATGCGCCCTTTCCTTTGTTGTATTTGCCGGAAGAGATGATGAAGGAGGATGTTTGTGTTCGATTGAAACGATATAAGTCGATAAGGCGATTGTTTGAAGTTGGTAAAGAGGAATATACGCAGGAGAGTGAGTTTTTGTTTTGGATTTCGTTTTGTAGTTTGAGGGCTAAGTATGATTTTGAGTATTATTGTGTTGCATACGTTGTTATCAGGGATAAAACTACGGCGGTTGATATTCCTTTTAAACTGAATCGTCCACAGCGTGAAAAATTACTGCCGGTATTGGAAGATATGAGGATAAACGGGCTTCCGATACGGTTTAATTATCTTAAATCACGACAGATTGGCGGTTCGACGCTGATACAAATCTATATGAATTGGATTCAGATGTTCCACCGGAAGAATTGGAACAGCGTTGTTTGCGCTCATATCAAAGATGCTGCAATCAGGATACGGGCAATGTATGAGCGGGCGATTGAGAATATGCTTCCAATAGATGAAAATAAATATACAATAAAGAATTATAAAAATACGCAGAATATCAAGCAGGTGCCGGAAAGGGGATGTTTGATTACGATTGGAACAGCGCTGGAGCCGGATTCTGTTCGTTCGGATGACGTGAAAATGGCTCACTTGTCAGAAATGGCTTATTATCCCGATACGGAAAATAACAATCCTCAATTGACAGAGGCGACTATAACAAGTTCGATACCCGAAGAACCTTATACGTTGATAGGGCGGGAAACAACGGCGAATGGTATTGGCGATTATTTTTATGAGCAATGGGAGAAGGCAAAAGCCGGAAAAACGGTTTTTGAAAATATATTTGTCCCCTGGTATTTCCCTGAAATTTACAGCAGGGAATTTGACGGATGCTATTATCTGCATAACGGAAAGCGTAAGAAAGGAAATATTGTTGATTTTGTAAAATCCATGAATGAATATGAAATCAATACGTTTACCAATCATCCAGACTGTACGCTTGAGAATTTGAATTGGAGACGATTGAAGGCAGGAACGATGCCTAATGAACGATTCATGAAGCAGGAGTTTCCTTTGGATGATATTGAAGCGTTTCAGGATAGCGGGATGCCGGCGTTCAGGAGCGAGGATATAGAGGCTTTGCGGAAAGATTGCAGGAATCCTGTTTCTGTTGGAATATTGGCATCTGATTGTCCGCCGGAATTGGCTAAGACGGAAACTTTGAGAAGGAATGAGATACTTTCCAATTTGCATTTTGTAGAAGATAGGGATGCGCTTGCTGATATTCTTTCAGACGATACGAAAGTGATTGAATTGAAAGAACGGGAAAAATTGAAAGTTTGGGAGTTTCCTGATACTGAGATTCAAGTTTCCGACCGCTACGTGGTTGTGTTTGACCCGCAAAAGGGAATATCGGAAGCGGCGGATTGGGGAGTCATGACAGTTTTTGACCGTTTTCCAATGGTTTATGGAGGAGTTCCGGAGGTTATAGCCGAATGGAAAGGGCGTATAGATAAAGATATAGCTATATGGATAGCGGTTCAGGTGGCAAAATATTACAATGATGCGCTTCTTGTTATTGAGAGTAATACTTATGATTCTGACATAAAGGAAGATGATTCGGAGTTTGTGTTTGATACGATTTCTTATTATTACAATAATCTGTATAGCAGGACGCCGGCGGATAAGATTAAGGAAGGGATTCCGGTGAAGTATGGATTTAATACTAACCGGAGTACAAAACCTATGATTATAGGTAATTATGTTGCTATTCTTCGGGAGAAAGGGTATAAGGAAAGGAGTAATGAGGCGTTGAATGAGGCGCATGTTTATGAGAAAAAGAAAAACGGTTCGTTCGGGGCTAAGATAGGAAAGCATGATGATATTTTGATTACGCGGATGATTGGGTGCTATATTTGCTATGATTTGCCGACGCCGGTTGTGCTTGATGATATTCAGAAATATAAGCCGGAGCGAGCGGTTGGTGAGAGTTCGATTTGATTTTCATTTCAATTACTTTGTAAGAGAGGTTTATTTTATTTTTTTGAACGGAAATTCGACAGAAGTCGATGTAAACGATAGAAAATATGTTTAAAGAGATTATTCAGGATCATAGAGAGTTTAGGGTGTGGTTTGGTAATTGGCTGTTTTATAAAAGACAGTCGGTGAAAATGAGCCTTGCTATTCGGCTGGCGGATATTAAACAAAAAGCGTTTAACAAACAATTTCATATTATGTTGCTTAACCTTCCTGCCGGAGAGAAGTTGGTTTCGATTACGCGGGATGATGTTGAGCGGTTTAAGCGCAAAAAATGGCTTCCGAAAGATGCGAGTTTTTTTAGTTTGAAACATAGCAATTCGATATTTTATTCTACTCCTGTCAGCAGGAATAATAAATCGACGCCACAGGAAAGGAAAGAGGCGAAGGAGAAGTATTTGAAGTATGCGGGGAAGTATTTAAAATAAAAAAAGCCTCAGTTAAGAGGCTTTTCTATTTAAATAGGCCAATAGACCAATAGCGTTTATGCAAAACGGCGTCTATCTTTTGAATGCTACTGTTAACATGGTCAACATTAACCGGTTTTTTGTCAATTAAATCTTGTATCCGGTTTTTTAAATTATAAAATAATAACAATGGAGTTTCTTTTTCATCACCTCATTTTTGTATTGTTATATTCTTCTACAATCTCTGTTTCAAGATATTTTAATTCAGATTTTTCATTGAGTGTTCCGGCAAATGAAAACAGGAATTGACGGTATTTGCTTCTTGAGAATAATCCCATGTCGAAATCAATTCGGCTTTCTGGTTTGAGTTTTATTCCTCTCAGGGCTAAGAATTTTTCTTCGTCTAAGGAATAGTGATTCAGGATGAGTGAATCGGCCGGGTCGATGAAAGTCGACCGAAGGAACATGCGTTCGATTTTTTTGAAGTCGGTTGTTCCAAATGTGAGCGGGCGGGTGATGAGCGATACGTGGGCTTTACAGTCTCCTGATTTGGCGTAGTTTTTTACTTTTACGCCTTTGATTACTTTCAAATCAGGAAATGTATTCTGCACAACCATGTCGATTTCTTCGGTTGATTGATGAAATTGTTTGCTGTCGAGATTTAATACCCAGTTCCACTTAAATAGAGGACTATTGTTGTAAATAATTATTTCATTTTCTTTTGGGTCATAAAGTATTGACTGTGCGGTTTCCAAATATTTTTCAAGCGTTTCTTTTCCGTAGTTAAAAAGTATTCCGTCAATTTCCTTATTGGATTCTATTGTTAATTCTTTTGGTTGTTGCTTTAATAATTCCGTAAGCAGTTCGACGTCCTGACCGCTGATGATACATACTCCGCGAGCAGATATAAAAATTACTCCAAATGGCGTTGAGCATATAATTGTTCCGGGAATATTATTTTTAATGATTGTTTTAGGAACTTCATAGGAAGTAGGAGCTGCTTCTTGCGCATACACCACCCCACCACTACCTACGCTCATAGAGTAGATTCCTTTGTTTGTGAAAACATATAACGGGAATTGACCAAATTGCCCTTCGGATATGCGGGTTGCGATGGATGCCATATTAAGTATTATGCCGTTGCTGATTAAATAGGTTGTTTCGTTTGGGAACATAAAAGGGTCATTAAGGGCGGATACTTTGAGTTTGTTGGGTTCTATATAGCTTGGCGTTACATCAGGTATTTCGATTATCTCAATTGGAAAATTATTATAATCAGTAGGCAAAATTGGATAAATGCTAATAATGGTTATTAGAGGAGTTGACGAATCTGCTTCTTGATAACTCTGTAAAAAAAACGAATAATTTTTTGTTGTGCTTACGGATAAATCTGATTCACGTATTAATTTGAATTGATTTGAAGAAATAATTTCGTAAATTTGAAATTTATATGCTCTTGTATCGGGGTATGAAAAAAATGGATTAAACCAAAAATGGATTGGATCTGTACATTTTGAATATACAATTTTTTCTTCAGAATTTATTTTTAAATACACAACAATTAATAATCCATTTGTGAAGTATAATTGCGAAAAAGGAAAATAATCAAAACCGACTCCGTTAAATTTTAAATCTTTTACTGGAATTCCAGAATTATAATAAGGATAAAGATTTCCATCCAAGTCTTTATGATATTCATGTCCAAAAAATGATTCACCTAAAAATATTTTCGGAAGTGTAAAAAAATCAATATTAAAACCTTGAAAAAATGTTGTTTTTATTTGCGATAAATGCAACCTATTATTATATACATTAGAAACATTTCCAATAATTGAGTGATGAGAAAATGTATCAACCGGAAGCGTTTCTTTGTTTATAAGAATATCTAAATTATCAAGAATTGTTTTTTTGGGAAAGCAAAACACTGAATCTAAATTATCGGTAGTTCCATTTGTGATATATTTACTTATTTCACCAATTTGAATGCTATCTATTAAGTAGAAATTATCTATTTCTTTGATATTTTTTACCATTAAAGAATTATCATTCATTATATTTACATATATATTACTATCTGGATCTCCGATTTGCCTAATTACGTTTTTTAAATCGTCTTCTGATTTTAAATTACTCTCCGAACAATTACCAAGTCCATTTGAAATAAAAATATCAACCGATTTAATTATATCTTTCCAATTTTCTAAATAACTCAAATCGAATTCTAAATATATTTTCCGCGAATTAATTGCCATAAAAGCATATTGAGTTAAATTAGCTCCATTAAAAAATGAAAAATCTACATACGCAGTTTCAAATAAGTTTCCACACAACAATGTCGGAGTTGTTTGTTTTATATAATTTCCATCATATAAACGAAAAGCGAATACCATAAGATGTGAATCAATAAGAACCCCTTCTTTTTTATCATATATTTTATTTCTTATGAGATTGAATAATCCAACCGTAGCAGAATGAAGCGTGTCTGAAGTTACTTCTGAATATTCATCTGTATAATACATTCCGTTATGATACCCATGATTAAACCATTTTATCGGCTGTATTTCTGGTATTTCTCCGAGCGATTTATAATTATCATTAGCATATAATAAATATAATATTTTGTTCCCCGTAATTAACGATATAGTATTTCCTATTTGCTGAATACTTATTACTTGGTCTTCAATTGTATCTCCGGTTGAATTTTTGTTGTTAAAAGTAATAAGTTTTGGGTCGTTATTGATGTTCCAATAAACTTCACTCCCACCATTGTCTAAATTCTTTATCCCAATCCAATTTTCATAATCATTGAAACTGTGCACAAAAACAATGTCGTAGGTATCCTGCAATGTTAAGTCTATTTTTCTTGGAGTGACGGGATGCAAAGTTCCGTTCTTTTTTCTCAGGTTTACCAGCGAATAACAATCGCCGTCTTGATAAGATGACGCTGTGGTAACCCCATTTATTTCTGTCTTGATTCTCATACGTTTTTTCTGCTAAATTAATTAATTTGTAAAATTTTCCATGTATTTAATATGAAAAAATATCCAAAGCCTCCAAATATGGATTGATAATTTTGTCTTTTATCTCTATTAATCCTTTAATATTCTCGATTCCGTATATTATCGTTGAGTGCGTTCTATTGAACTCTTTACATATTTCAACTAATGGTATTTTATTAGCAAACAAATAATACCAGTAAACTTGTCTTGGAATTGATAATTTGCATATTCTTGATTTTCCAATCAAATTTATTGTCGATAGATTTGTTTTGTCGGCATATTCTTTAAGAGTGTAAAATTTAGTTGTTTTCATATTTATAAATTTTTTATTTCAATTCAATCGGACGCCAATATTCGACGCTTTCATTAAAGCTACTTGAGCCCATCCAATACCAACCATGATCCATAAACATTTTGCGCTTTGTAATCGCAAATCTTCCATTTGAAGTTTTTATTAAAACAGGACTTACGGTATAAATGTAATTTCCTGATTTTATAGTTTCCATTGTAGTTTCAGGCAATTCATCCTTAACATCAATCCACCGCTGGGCAAATTCAACGCCGGCTTTGAACACTTTACGAGCTTGCGTAACATTATCCGGTTCGATTGCTCCTATATAAAAATTGTCTTTTATATATTTATCAACTGCTTCTTTAATCGTTTTCATCTTATTTCATTCAGCTTTAATAATAATTCTAATTTTGCCTTATCCAAGCATTCCCTACAATACGGATAACTTGGTATATCGGGGTCGCAAGCTGGGAAAAAAGCAACTGCCTGTTTTCCGCATTTGCTACATTTGCAGTCTTTAGCTTCAATTGTTTTCATCTTTGTTTTCTTTAATTAATCCTCTTAATACCAACAGTTTTCTCATTTCAATCCAATCCACATACGGAAGTTCGTGTAAGTCATAAACCAAAGGGATACCTAAAGCGGAATCGTCAATATACAAATTAGCGTATGGCTTTGGCGAGTGTGTCCATGATTTTTGTTCCGGATTCTCATTGATACCCCACAGCGGTATTTCTATTTCCTTAAACCAATTGACGGCATCAGTCAAATACTTTCCGCCGACTGAATGAATATCCTCACAATCCGATTCAGGAGCGTCTATATCACTTCTCATTGTGAACAATATGAGTTGATGTCCGTTGCCAACCAATTCTTTTAATACCGGTTCGGCTCCTATTGAATCTCCTATGTTTGGAAATTCATGCGTTACACATGTTCCGTCGAAATCAATTGCTATTATCATTTTCGTTCTTTATTTTTATGTTAGTTGTTTTTAGTAGTTCTGGATTGTCGTGGATGTTTCCGATAATTTCAAATTTCAATTTACTCGGTTGGATATATCCGCTATCATAAAGTGTTTTATAGGATAGATTTCCAACCATTATACAGCATAGTTCCTGATTCCAAGATAGTTCTTTTATAAACTCAGTTCCCTCTGTATTACAAAACCTGATAATGTCGCCAAAATATGCCTCTTTGTTTGGGCTTTCTATGTAATCAACATTAGCGGAATATAAGCCGGTAAATTGACCGATTGTTTTTTCAAACACTAAATATTCTGCGCCGTTTTTATGAATGCGAACTGATTCAGGGTATTGTATCAAATCTCCATATACCCATTCTCTATTTTGTAATTTTCCGCGAAATTTAATTTCCATGTTCATAAATTTTATTTTTCATCACAAAATAAATTATAGTCCCTATCCACACAATTGCTTGGCAAGTCCGAGCGACTGATTCCGGCTTGCTTCAAAAGGCTGTCTTTAAAGTAGATTTTATTATTAGATAAATAATAATCAATATCATTAATTAAATGTCTAATTCTTGTTTTTAGCATATATTTCCAACTATCAAGATTATCATAAGTTCCCTTCTTTATTCCACTCATTAAACCTATCTTAAATAAATCACAAAAATCCTTTGTTTGCAAAATCATTCTAAGACTTGAATCAAAATCAATCACTGGCTCAATACTTGCCCATGTTTTGAATCCGGCATCATGAAGTTTCCGCATTGCTTTGATTCGTTCGGCGTTGGGTGATGCGTGTGGTTCGAGTTCATCGTGACCGGTGAGTGTGAAACCAAAAGCAATTTTGTCACTTTTATCTGTTGCTTTTGTAATAGCTTCAGTATACATATCAACCCAATTTATTTTTATATCTTCTAAAACATAATCTTTTACGCTTTTGGTTAAAATCTTGACTGGAATTTTGTTTAAAGCACAAATATTTATCGCATATATTGTTAATTCTAATGTTTCCTGCAACATTGGGTCTGTCGTAAAACTAAAAAGCAATCCGTGTTTTTGCAGTTCAGGCAAATTTGCTTTTAATTCCTTTTCAAAGATTTCAAGCGCGTGGGTTTCGTCTTTGAAACACTTTTTGAGCGTAGGAACATTTCCGCCCATAGTACCTGCTAAAATGCCCTTTTTGCAGTAGCAATATTCGCAGCCATTCGAGCAGCCAACATAAAAATTGCACGCCCATTTTGCATATTCACCTGCCTTTCCTTGCGGGTTGTAAATCGCTTTTCCGTTAAATGTTTTCATTTTCTTTCTCAATTAAAGTTAATAATTCGTCCAATACTGCACTTTGCGCTTCTTCCGTTGTGTCAAATGCTTCATTGTATTTGCCGCTATCTATAAATTTTATCCATTCCGTTTTAAATGTAATACCGGCAATCCTTTTATTAACCTGATTAGGAAAGTCAGGCTGAACATAGCCAAACATACTAAATTTAGATTCGATAAATATTAACGCCAAAGGGACGGTGGGTACTGAAATATCAAGTCTGTCAGAATTATGATTATTAAAACTTAGATTATGCAAAAGGTTTTCATGTCCATTTGTAAATCTATAATCAGTTTTCCAATCAAATCCTAATTCTTTTAATCTTTTCGCTTGCTCATACGTAACGAGTTGTAATTGTTGTGAGTTCATAATTTATTCAAAATTAAGTATTTTATAATCCCAAGTCATAGACTCATATTCATTTATATTATGACGAATCCAATTAATACAATCAATTGTATTATGTGAATCATAAGCATCAGCAATTTCATTATAAACCTTGTCTGAAACTCCTACATCGCTTAAGCTAACCGTATAGGTTACTTCTACTGTTAATTCTTTTATTACCTTCATATATCCTCAATTTTAGGCTGTTCTGTATATTCGCAAATTTCGCTACGTGCGTCCACTGCGCATTTTATCCTTTGCTTTTCGCAAATCCTGTCGGCAAAGTTTTGAATGGCTTCGTGGAAAACATTTGCTACCCATTTTGTTTCTTGTTCCGCAGTCCATTGTGGACTCTGTGCTTTTGCATCCATTATTCTGATTCTAAAATCAGGCAAAAATTTAGATAATAATTCATTTAGTGTCATACTTCAATCATTTTAATTGTTCAAAATAAAATTTAATCTGCTTATCATATATGTAAAATACACCTAAACGATTAAGTATCCTTAAGTCTTGTGTTTTTAGAAGTTTCATTTTTGATTTTTCCAGCCAATTACGAATCACTTCTATATTCCAAGCCGATTTGTATCTGTTACACTCGGCGCAAGATGGCATTAGGTTTTCAAATGAATTATCAGGATTTTTACTCCATATTTGAGCCTTAAAATGGTCAATTTGCATTTCATTCATTGTGATTTCTTTTCCACAGTAAGCGCAATGTCCATTATATTTTTTATAAACCTGTTCCCTGTTTATTTTCATATTTTAATCATTTATAAGGATTATCTTCCAAATCATACACACTTACAGCTAAACCGGATTCAATCAGTCCTCTGTAATCAATTTTCAACTCATGAAGGTAGTCGAATAGTTGGTATTGATTGTAAACATCAGATATACCACCTTTATAACGATAATAAAAACCTTTATAATAATCATAAAAAAATGTTCCATTTTTAGATTCTGCTGAATCAATATTTTTATTTTTTTCCCATTCACAATTAGGAAATGATATCTTCGCCAACTCCACAATCGGCACAATCTCTTTGCCGTTGTGGGTGATTGTGCGGTACAGGTCGGAGAGGGGACGGAGAATGGGTTTGTTTTCTTGAGTGCCTTTTTGGGTTATTATGTATTCAACAGATTTGAATGAATAGAGCGTAACAGACTTTTCTCTTGTAGTAAACTCTGTTCCGCATTTTATT